GCTCCCGGCCGGACCGGAATGAAATAAGTCTCCTTGTCGAGTTCGCCGCCCCGCGGGCAGAAAGATCCGTCGCCCTCGCCTCGCGCCTCGATCTTCCCCGGACGCGCGCGTCAGCCGCAGTTGTCGAGGCTTTCCGTTCATGCCCAATGCATCGACGATCATGCTGGCGCCTTCCACGCGCCCGGCTCCATCCACCTCGCACCAGTAACGCGACCAGCCGAAACGTCACTTCGAAAGCATCTGGCGATTTCCGGATGTGTATCTGCCCGGATTGGCTGCGCCACTCCCCTTCAAGGCTGTTCGACATCGGGGGTGAAGGCAAGCGCACGAATATTCCGAACGTGGCCCCCTGTGTCGGGCATGGGATATTGAATGTTGAACGCAGCCGCCGGAAGGCTCTGCGCCATGAGCCGCCGCCAGAGCGAAACAGAAGAGCGCAATCCGAAGCATCGTCGATGCGGGCGCGAACAGCACTCTGAGAAAATGGCGTGGCGCCAATTGCATCGTTTCGTTTTCGCTGTAGCCTGAGAGACCGCGTCCGTCGGAAATTGAACGGTACCCCAGTCAGGCGATATGAGAGGACACAAATTTAGGGCGGTCTTGCTGGCTCTCGCCGCGCTGGCGGGGCTTGTTTCCGCTGCTCCCTTGCTTTACGCGCGGTTCGAACTGGCGGCTCTCGGCTACCCAGTCAAGGGCGTTGACGTTTCGCACTATCAAGGCGAAATCGACTGGAAGGCGCTCAGCAAAAGCGGCGTTCATTTCGCTTATATCAAGGCTACGGAGGGCGCCAACATGCGCGATCGGCGATTTGCCGACAATTGGCGTCTCTCGCGCGAGGCAGGAGTGCGGCGCGGGGCTTATCATTTCTTTTCGCTTTGCAAATCAGGTGCTGAGCAGGCCGCCAATTTCATCGCGGCCCTGTCCGGCGACCTCGGAAGCCTGCCTCATGCCATCGACGCCGAGCACATGGAGCCGTGCCGCAACGGAACGGGCGTTGCCGATCCCCTGGCCGAGATCGTGGCGTACCTCGATGCGGTGGAGAGGAACTTCGGGAAACGGCCGCTGATCTACACCACGCGGGAATTCTACGAGGCCCACTTCCGAGACGGCTGGGCGCCGGAACGGCTTCGAAAGGAACGCTTCTGGCTGCGTAATCTTCACCGCGCGCCTGACTACGGCCCGTGGATGGTGTGGCAATACCACAACCGGGGGCGGCGCGACGGCATCGGCGGACCCGTCGATCTGAACGCATTCAATGGGTCGGCGAAGGAGTTCGAGAAATTCGCAAGACCGAGATAAGTCCGATGCGCGCTCCGAGCCGCTTGGGATCGGCGGCGATCCGAAGCGTCGTCTCCATGTACTCATCCGTCAGCATGACTCCGCTCTCCCTGGTCAGGGCTGCGCTATCTCCGACAGAAGCGGTAAATCCACCTCCGCGTAGTGGGCCGTCATCGCTGGGGATCTGTGGCGAAGGACGCCGCCACCCGCCAGGCTGACGCCGCGTCGAAGCATCGCCGTCGCAGCGGAGTGACGCAGGAGATGAGCGCCCCTGCAGGCGCTCTCACACCGGCGCGGATTAGCGCGCGCCGAACAATGGATTTAACGGCGGCGCGGCCGATGCCTCGTTGCTCCGGTTTCATTCGCCATATCATTCGCTGAATAATTCGCAGGCGACCTTCGACCTTTTGAAATAATGGCGATCCCGACAGCATAGGCGAGCGCCAACAAATCCAACGGCTTAGATACGAAAACAAGGGGCGATTTCCCAATGATACGCACTTCATACGCATAAAAAGTGAAAACAGAGCAGGAAACGCACTGCATACGCAGTTCAGAAAACAGGGGGCGCGCTCAGTCGCGCCCTTTTTGCGTTGCCCCGTGCTCTTGAGCCGTACCGCTTGCCAGCCAAGGTTGCGGCGGCAACAATGTTCCCCTCAACACTTAAGGGGCGTTTCATGAGTGCAGATTTGCAGGGCATTGCACGCGAGCTGATCGAGATCATCGTCAAGCTTCAATTCATAGCTGCGAAGCTGGAGAAGGCGGCGAAGGAGCAGGCGAAGGGCTGATCGCGACGAACAAGCAAGGGCCGCCATAGCGCGGCCCCGTCGCCAGGAAGAAAGCTTGCCGCCGATCTTCGTAAGAAACTTACGACCCCACCCTCCGACCTCATCGAGACCCCACCTCAGCGTGCACTAGCTAAGATTGCGCTAGACGCGAATAAAAGCCCGTACACGGGCGTAGCTCAAGTCAGCTACTCCCCTACGCGCCCCCTCAGTGCCCGCCCCTGCTCGCCCTCCCTTGCCTGCCCTGCTAGCGCCCAAGGGTCCTCCCCCCTCCTTTTCGCCTGCGGGTCGCCGCACCCCGCGATTTTGATAGATTTCCGATGCGGAAACCCGCTTGGAGATGTACCCTGTGGAGTATGACCAAGACGAAAAATGGCCAAATTCAGAAAGAATTAGTCGAGGCTCTCGGCATAAGTCGGGAGGCTGTGCGCCTTCTTGTGGGGAAAGGCATGCCGACCGATAGCGTTAAGGCGGCGAAGTCTTGGCGAGCTAAGCATATCGCGAGCCAAAGTGACGGCTTTTCTATCGGAGAGGCCCGCCTTGCGAAAGCGAAGCTCGATGTAATCAACAAGCAGCTGGACCTTGAAGAACGCCGGCGCAATCTGGTCAAGCGCGCCGACGCTGAGAAGGTGCTCTTCGATGAGGCCCGGCGCGTTCGGGACAGCTTCCAAACGTTCGGCGCTCGCGTCGCCCCGATCTTGGCGGCGCGCTTCGGCATCGACCACGGGGCAATGCTCAACGCCCTGGACGATGAGATGAGGCGGCACTTGGCCGAGCTTGCGGACCCGAAGGGCATCCCATGAGCCTCGTTGAGGCGTTCCGCCGTGGGCTCACGCCCGACCTCATAACGCCGCTCTCCCAATGGTGCGATGAGAACCGCGTGCTCCCTGATACGAGCGCGCGCCCGGGGCGCTGGCGCACGGACGTTGTGCCCTATATGCGGGAGGTTCTCGACAGCCTCGGCCCTGGGAACGGCATCGAGAAGGTCGTTGTCATGAAGGCCGCGCAGACGGCCGGAACCGAGCTGTGCCTCAACCTCCTCGCCTACATCGTCGCCCATGCTCCCGGCCCATGTCTCTGCGTTCAACCCTCGCTCGACATGGCGAACCGATTTGTCCGGGGCCGTGTGGACAAGATGATCGAAAGCATGCCGGTGTTGCAGGAACGCATCGGCGGGCTCGGGTCGAAGAAGACGACGAACACTCTCCGGCGCAAGGCCTTCCCCGGCGGCGAGATTGTCTTCGCAGGGAGCAACAGCGCGGCGTCTCTTCGCTCGATGCCGGCGCGCTACGTGCTTCTCGATGAGGTCGACAGCTTCGAGGCCGATCTCCAGCAAGAGGGCGACGCGGTTCAGCTCGCGGAGGCGCGTACCGTCACATACGGCCCGCGAAAGAAGGTCTTGCTCGTTTCGACGCCGACAATTCAGGAGGCGTCGCGCATCGAGGCCGCGTATCTGGAGACCGATCAGCGGCGCTACCTCTGCCCCTGTCCACACTGCGGCCATCGCTTCGAACTTCGCTGGGAGCTTCTGACGTGGCCCGAGGGCGAGCGCCGAAAGGCGCACGTCGTCTGCCCCGCGAACGGATGTGTGATCGAGGAGGGGCACAAGCCCTGGATGCTCGCCAACGGCGCATGGGAGGCGACGGCGGAGAGCGATGGCAAGTCGCGCGGCTACGCCATCGGCGGGCTCATGTCGGCCTTCGTGAGCTGGTCTGAGCTGGCGGTCGAGCATGGGCGCGTCTATCGCGATCCCGCCCGTCATAAGGCGTTCGTCAACACGAAGCTGGGCCTGCCGTGGGCAGAGAAGTTGAGCAGCAACATCGATGCCGCGAAGCTCGCCGAGCGCGCCGAGGACTTCGGCCCAGAACTGGACGAGGCGATCCCGCTCGCGGTCGCGGGCGTGGACTTCCAAGATCGCTGGTTCGCGATGCAGATCATGGGCTTCGGCAGAGGCGAGGAGGCGTGGTCTCTGGGCTGGCATCGTTACCACGGCGACCCTTCGGAGCCGGATTTCTGGGGCGAGCTGGACAGGCTTCTGAGCGCTCCCGTGCGCCTCCCAGGCGGGCGCTCGATCCCGATAGCAGCGGCGTGTCTCGACAGCGGCGGGTTGCTCACTGCAAAGGTGCTAGAGTTCGCTGCCACGCGCCACAGGAGGCGCGTCTTCGCCGTCAAGGGCGCTGCCAAGCCCGGGACGCCTCCCTGGCCCCGCAAGCCGAGCTTCGCAAAGAAGGGTCGCTGGCCGCTCTACTTGGTCGGCGTGGACGGCCTCAAGGAGCAGATATGGGCGCGGCTCCCGAAAGGCGAGCCGGGGCCGGGCGCGCTGCACTGGCCAGCGGATCGAGAGGCGACGTTCTTCGAGGAACTGGTCGCGGAGAAGCCCCGCACGAAGTATGTCGGCGGTCGCCCAGTGAGGGAGTGGATCAAGCCGCCACACGCGCGCAACGAAGCGCTCGACACGGCGGTTTACGCCTTCGCGGCGCTCACGGCGCTCAAGATGAGCGGGCTCAATCTGGACGCGGCTTGTGATGAGCTAAAACTCGCTGAGCCGTCAAAACCTGTGCAGAAAGTGAGCCGAAGCAAGTGGTTGACTGCCGCGTAACGTGCTAGTCTTGATCCGCTAACTTCGAAGGAGGGCACAGAAATGGCCAAATATACGGTCGGCGAGTTGAGGCAGTTGCTTAAGGGCTTTCCCGATGAGACGGAGCTTGTTATTGCGGGCGGGCTTCAGGTTCATCGCCTGAAGCGCATTGACGACGACGAAGTTTTTCTGGAGTTTTCGGAGTTCGAGGCGGACTTATCGCCAGCCTTCAGGCAGAAACATCCCGCCGTGCTTGTCGCATTTTGCCGCGCGCCTCAATCAGGCGAACTGGTTCAGGAGGTATCTGTCCCCAAGCTTTAAGCCTGCAACGGCTAGCTTTAAGCCTGCAACGGCCCGACTTCACCCCGGCCCAGCGCCGGGGTTTTTTTGTTGGCAGGGCAGCAACCCCGCCGCCTTCGTGATCTCGCTCAACCTCAAGCGCCGGCATCTCAACGAGAGCCAGCGCGCGATGATCGCGGCCAAGCTGGCGAACATGGGCGAGGGGAGGCCATCGAAAACTCCGTCAATTGGCGGAGTTTCACAAGCCGCAGCCGCCGAGATGTTGAACGTCGGCGTCGATAGCGTTAAGCGCGCGATGATCGCGGCCAAGCTGGCGAATATGGGAGAAGGGCGACCTTCGAAAACTAGCCAAATTCACCCAGTTTCGACGGCGACGGCTGCCGACATGTTGAACGTCGGCGTCGATAGCGTTAAGCGCGCGATGATCGCGGCGAGGCTGGCGCAGCTTCCGAAGGGGGCAAATCAGCATACCGCAATTGCGGCACCCTCTCAGGCGGACGCGGCCCAACTCCTCAACGTAAGCCCGGATAGTATTCAGCGCGCGATGATCGCGGCCCGACTGGCGAACATGGGCGAGGGGAGGCCCTCGAAAACTGCCGCAATTGCGGCAGTATCTCAGATCGACGCGGCGGCCATGCTAAACGTAAGCCCGGATAGTATTCAGCGCGCGATGATCGCGGCCAAGCTTCTCGCCAAGCGGCCCCGGAAGCCACGGCAGAAGAAGACGCCGCCGCCCCGGCTCAGGGTCGTCACGGCCTGACCTGCAAAACCCTCAGGAAAACCTGAGGGTTTTTTGTTGCCGCAAGGACTTCACGCCGGTCGAGCGCGTCGCCATCGGGCAAGCACTTGAGGCCGAGCTGGGCGAGCGCCGAGGAAGGCCAGCCGTAGGAAAAGAGCAAAATCTTGCACCTTTTGACGGAGAGAAGACCCGCGACATCGCGGCGAAGAAGGCAGGCTTCGGCAACGCGGAGACCTATCGGCAGGCGAAGAAGGTTGTAACGGCCTGACCTGCAAAACCCGGTAGAAACTGCCGGGTTTTTTGTTGACGGTCGCAACCGTCTCCGCGCGTGCGAGATGGCGGGCGTTGAGCCCGCCTTTGAGCGCCGCGACCTGGACCCAGCCGCCGCCATCGTCTCCGCGAACCTCAACCGGCGGAATATGACAGTCGGTCAGCGCGCGATGGCATATGCGATAATCTACCCAGCCGCGCCGAAAGCGCACAAGGGGAAAGCGTCGGAAGAGACAAAGCTTTTCGCGACGAAAAGCTTTAGCGGCCCAGCGTTGTCTAAAGCCCGTCAAGTATTAGATCACTCCACCTCTATGGCTGAGCAGGTTCTCATAGGGGTCAACAATGGCGGCATAAGCCTCGATGAGGCGCTCCTCAAGGTCCGCGAGGCTCAAGGCAAGCTCAGCGCGGCGAAGGCGGAGGCCAGCGAGGATAGTGCGTAACTTTCCGCATCCTGTTTAGATTAACTATTAATTAAAATTGCCTTAGACAAGTATCAGAAGGCGGCGCAAAAGCACTGCGAAGTAATTGTAAGAGGTTGTTATGACTGTGCCATTTATGGACGTTAGCGCCGATCCGCGTTATAACGAATTCATCCTCGCGCTTCTTGATGCACTCGAACATCAGATGGCGAAGAATGCGGCCCAAGGCTGTAGGTTTGCGGCGGAAAGGCTTGAATGGATCGCGGAGCAAAGGCGGCAAATCAGGGTCAAAAATCTATATCTTCGAAGATGCGTAGATAAGCGTTATCCACAGTAGCGCTGCTAATTCCGCATGCAGATCAATGAGTTGCAATGTTCTTGCTTTGTTCTTGACGTTGCATCTTTGCCACAGTATTCTACGCGCGGTTGGAACTAGCGCTGTGCAAGAGGGCGCATGAAGCGCCCCATCTGAAACGATAGAAACAACAAAGGGCAGCTGCAAAAACTAGAGTTGTGTAGGTTTTGGTGACAACTCTGACCTTCGGTCCTGCCCTTACCCGCTGCCCTGCTTCCACCTCTCCCCTGCTGAACCCAACCCTGCACCTGCGATCTCATAATCGGCGCGCGCATGAGGCGCGCCTATTTCATCCCCGCCAGCATCAACCCTCTCACGTGCTGCGACCTGCCCTGCACCTGCGGTTGAGTTACTAACAGCTTTTTTCGCCCGCACCTCCTTTCGACGCAACGGACTTTGTTCTACATTTGTTCTATCGCGAACGGCAGCATTGCATGCCCAACGCAAACCTTCGGATGGAGAGCGGAAATTGTTTTGCGCCAAGGATATTGTGACGCTTACCGGCCTCAACGAGGCCGAGATCGAGAAGGCTCAGGAAGACGGTCGCCTCCCGGCCTTCTCTCCCGATTGCGTCTCCCTCGAAATGATTGTCGCGCTTGTTCTGTGGCGCGAGATCGTAGGCTTCGTTCCTCTCAAGCCGGAGGAGAGCGCCCGCGTCTTCACGCTGGCGGAAATCCAGGCTCTGCCGATGTTGTACGACGGCGAGAAGTTCTTCTTCGCCAGCATCCAGACCGTTGTCGATGGCGCGCCAATCCTCGGCTTCTTCGCCCATGCTGGCGAGGACAAGCCTATGACCATCGTGCAAGGCGACGGCCTTTCGCGCCTCGCCTTCGTCGCCGTTGAGCGGCCTCTCAACACACTGGCCTGGAAGCTCTATGGCCCGAAGTATCGCGAGCGGATGGACGACTATGTACCAGCGCTCACAGCGCAGACGGCCTCGATTGGTCGCTGGCTCAAACGCCCGGAAAATCGCGGCGTGGCTGAGGCCCTGCAATGAGCCGCTTCCGCCGCGCCCTCGGCGTCTTGTTCGGCCGGAGCGCCATTGAGGCAGCCGGCGTCGGTCGCCGGTGGACCGGCTTCAGGCCAGTCGCCGCGCCGAAAGAGCAGATGGCCGCGAGCCGGCCGCTTATCATGAACCGGGCGAGGGCGCTCGTGCTCAACAACGCGCTCGCCGCGTCGGGCGTCGAAGCCTGGGTGAGCGGGCTCATCGGGTCCGGAATTCTGGGCAAGTCGGCTAACTCATCCGAGGGCGTTCGCAAGCGCATTGATCGCGCCTGGGCCGACTGGACGAAGGCCTGCGATGCAGACGGGCGGCTCGACTTTGCAGGCCTTCAGGCCCTTGTCGCCCGGCGTGTGGTCGTCGATGGCGAGGCAATCATTCTGCTCCTCGTTCGCGACGGCCGCTTGCGCATTCGCGTTCTCTCATCTGAGCAGTTGAGCGACTTCAGCCAGATCGCGCTGCCGAGCGGCGGCTACATCTCGAACGGCATCGAGTTCAACGCCGCTGGCGAGCGGGTCGCCTATTGGCTTTACCCGACCGCGCCCGGCGCGATCCCGACCGGCCAGCCAGTCCGTGTTCCGGCGTCCGACTGCCTCCACATTTACCGTCACGATCACCCTGGCCAGTTGCGCGGCCTTTCTTGGTTCGCGCCGATCTTGCTGGCGCTCAACGAGCACGCGAAGCTGACCGATGCTGTGACAATGCAGCAACAGGTCGCGGCGATGCTCACGGGCTTCATTCGCACGAACGAGGGCGATGCATCGGCCATCTTCACGGGCGAGCGTAAGGGGGCGGAGATCGTTCCATCCCTTGAGCCCGCCACCATGGTTGCGCTTGAGGCTGGGCAGGACGTGACGTTCACGACGCCGCCGCGCTCGACCGGGGCGGAGCACATCCTCAAGGTCAACGCCCGCCAGATCGCGGTAGGCCTCGGCATCCCTTACGAGGCGCTGAGCGGCGACCTTGAGGCGGTCAACTACTCCTCGATCCGCGCCGGGCTTGTGGAGTTCCGGCGCAAGTGTGAGGCGCTTCAAGAGACGCTTTTCGCTGTCCAACTCCTCGCTCCGATCTTCGCCCGCTTCGTGACAGTTGAGGCCTTGGGCGGGCGCTTATACGCGCCCGGCTCGCTGAGCCTCTACACCGGCTCGACATGGTTCGCGCCGAAGCAGGCCTGGGTCGATCCGCTGAAGGACAGCCAAGCCGAAAGCCTAGCCATCAGCTCTGGCCTCATGAGCCGCACGGAGGCCTTGGCTCAACGGGGATGGGATGCTGAGGAGGTGGACGCGCAGATCGCCGCCGACAGGGCGCGCGAGCAGCGCCTCGGGCTGAGCTTTCAACCAGTGGCCCAAGCGCCTGCGAAGGCGGATGAGGTGGCCCAGTGACCAAGACAGTTGAAAGCAGGTTGCGCGTCTCGCTCATCGACGGCGTGACCGCGAACGCCAAGAAGGCTGGGGCGGCTCTTGCAGCGCTGCAAAAGCAGGCGACGTTCACGAGCCGGATCGGCGGCGCGGTGGCGATGGCGGGCGGGGCGGTCGCGGCTCAGGGGCGGCGCATCGGCGGGGCGATGACGGGCTTTCGTGAAAGCCTCATGAACCCCGCCGGGCTCCTCGGGAGCTTGGCCGCTCTTGAGCAAGGCCATGTGTTCATCAAGTTCAATGAGCACATGAACCGCATCAGCGCGGCGACGGTCGCGAGCGCCGAGGAGATGAAAGCGCTCCAGGCGGAAATCTTCAAGGTCGCTCGGCAGCACGGCCGCAAGTATGAGGAGGTCGCAGGCGGCGCGCTCCAGCTTGTGAAGTCAGGCAAGGACATTCACGAGACCATCGGCGCGCTCGATGCCACGGTCGGCGCGGCGGTCGCCACCGAGAAGAGCGTTGAGCATACGGCGGAGACGCTCACGGACATCATCTATGGCATGGGCCTTCGGGTGACGAACCAGAAGGAGGCTATGACCGTCTTCGCTCAGGTCGCGGATGTTGCGGTCGCGGCGTCGTTCAGGTTCAATCAGACCTACGACGAAATGAGCCGGGCGCTCGCGAAGGGCGCTCCTATGGCGCGCGTGACCGGCCTCACCCTTGCGGAGATCGCGACCTTCGCAGGCCTCTCCGCGGATGAGAACTTCAAAGGCGCGAAGGCTGGCGCGGCGCTCGCGTCGTCCTTCATCCGGCTCATGGCCCCGACCAAGAAGGCGCGCGCCGAATTAGCCGCGGCCGGGATCGACCTCTCGAAATTTCAGCACGCGACCAAGGAGGCGCAGCTCGGAGGCAGGGCGCTCGCCGACGTGCTCAACGAGGAGCTTGGCGTCGACGCCGACAAGCTCGCGCCGAAGTTCGACAAGATCATCAAGGACCCCAAGTTCAAGGACAACGCGACCATGCTCGGCAAGGCGTTGCAGGCGGCTGTCGCCGAGGGCCTTGAGATGGATGCCAACTCCCCGAACATTGAGAAGGCGCGGGAGGCGGTTGATACCTTCGTTCGCTCGGCTTTCTCGAAAATGGATATGGTCGCGGTCTTTCGCGAGCTGGCCAAGCAAGACGCCGATGCCAACATTTCGCTCATAAACGAGCTTTTCGGGAAGCATCACGGCCCGGCGATGATCGCGCTCATCAACGCTTTCCGCCAAGAGCTCTGGGATCGCCAGAAGAAGCTCCTCGATGAGCAGACGCCGGGCGCGGTCAAGAGACATGAGCACGAGAACCTCAAGGGTCTGTCCGGTGCGGTCCTCAATCTAAGTTCAGCGTGGGCCAATCTGTGGGGCAGGCTGTACACTACCGGCGGCGTGGCGAATAGCCTGACCTCGATCTTAAACAACGTGGCGCACGGGCTTGACCTGATAGCTGAGGCTGGCCCTGGCGTTCTCAAGGCGGTCGGGGCGGTGTCCCTCATTACCGCGACTTCGCTCGTTGCAGGGTTCGCGGTCGAGGCGCTCGCGATTGCGTTTCGCGGGCTCAAGCTTGCGGCGGTTCTTGCCCTGGCTCCGATCAGCGTTGCAATCGCGACGCTCAAGGCAACGATCATCGCCGCGACCGCGAGTGTTGCGGCGCTCGGCTCTGGGCTCCTCCGTCTCGCTAGAACGGCGACGGCGGCCGGGTTGCTCTTTGGCCTCCGTGGGGGCATCGTCGCTATCGGGGCCGCCGCGCTCGCCGCGCTCAATCCGGTCCGCCTTCTCCGGGGCGCGCTCTTTGGCGTCGGCGCGGGCCTTCGCTTCCTTGCGGTGGCCGTCGCGCCGATCTCCGCCGCCGTTGCGGCCATCGCTGCCGGCGGGCTGCTCATCTATCAGAATTGGCAGGGGCTCGGGGCGTTCTTCACGAGCTTCGGCGAGGCCTTCATGAAGGCGCTCCCGCCCGGCGCGCAGAACGTCGTCCGGGACATTGCTGGCGCTGTCGAGAAGATCGCCGACAAGCTCGCCGTCGCGTCGGAAAGGTGGGCAGAGTGGGGCAGGTCGCTCGGCGAGGCGGCAGGCGGAGGCGTAGCTTCTGCCATCGCGGCGCTAGAGCGGCTCGGCGGCATACTCTCCTCCCTCTGGGAGAAGGCGAAGGGTCTCGCTAGCGCGCTCAGCAATCTTGCGACGAACAACATGATCACGCGCGGGCTCGGCGTCGCCCCGGCTCCCGCTCCGGCTCCGGTCGAGGGGCAGCGGGCCGAGGGCGGGCCGGTCAGGGCTGGCAGGCGCTACCTCGTTGGCGAGCGTGGGCCTGAGCTATTCGTCCCGAGGACGCCGGGCACAATCGTTCCCAACGCGGCCTTGAGGCAAGCGAGAGGAGAGGGCCGCGATCTGGGCAAGATTTCTGTCTCGCAGGTTTTCAATTTCACCGGGGGCGACAAGCTCGATCTCGCCGCCATTCGGCGAGAGGTCGCCCGCGCCACGGAGGTGGCAGTCAATGAGGCGCTTCGCACGGCCCAGGCCGACGTCGGCTTCCACTATTCATCGATTTAGGAGGGCAGCGTGAGGCCTTTATTCTCGGGCGAGCTTGAGCTGCCCAAGCGGAAATCCAAGAAGGTCGAGGTCATCGAGCGGCTGCTTTATGAGGCGGTCGCCCAGCTGACCCCGGAAAACGCGGACGAGATGATTGATGCCGTCGCGCACTTTGTGGCGGTCGTCTCACAGCTCGGCCCCGAGAAAGTGAAAGCGAGGTTGCAGTGATTGCAGAACGCCTTGAGCGCCGCGCGCAAATTCGCGCCAACAGCTTTGATCCAGAGAGCCGGTCATTCGAGGCCGTTGTTTCGAGCGGCGCGACGGTCGAGCGCTACGATTTCGACGGCCCGTATCTGGAAGAGCTAGCCCTCGATGGCCAGGAATGGCCGTCCTCGGCCCCGCTCCTCGATGGGCATAACGCCCGCTCAGTCAGCGGCATCTTGGGCCGCGCCGCGTCCTTCCGGGTCGAGGGCGGCGACCTCATCGCCAACATCAAACTCAGCTCACGAGATGAGTTGAAGGGCCTCGCCAGTGACATACAGGCAGGCATCGTTGACAGCCTCAGCATCGGCTACACGGTCACCAAGTGGAAGGCCAGGACCGAAGGCGGTCAGCGATACAAAACCGCTGCCAAATGGCAGCTCAAGGAAGTCAGCCTCGTCCCCATTCCGGCCGACGACGGCGCGAAAGTAAGGAGTGGCGACATGCCAGAAAGCGAGCGCCAGGAAGGCGCTGAGAACAAAACAGCAACCCGCGCGGCATCGCGCCGGGCGCTGGAGGCCCTGGCCGAAGAGGCTGGCCTGGACGAGGCTTTTCTTGAGGAGGCGACCACGCGCGGCCTGAGCGAGCGCGAGGCGCGTTCGCTGGCTTTCGAACAACTCAAGGCGAGGAACACGGCGGCGTCTCAGGTGCGCAACACGCGAAGCGACGCGACCCTGGACAACCCGACCTCCCGCCGCGATGCGATGGTCGAGAGCTTCACGGCCCGCATGCTCGGCAACGCCCCGACCGGCGCGGCCGCACAGATCACGGCCGAGGGCGTTCGCTCGCTGTCCGACGCGGCACGGGCCGTTCTGGAAGCGTCCGGCGTTCGGACACTCGGGTTGCAGCCGGCGCAGATGATCGAGCGCGCGTTCGCGACCACGAGCGACTTCCCCATCCTCCTCACGGAGGTGAGCAACAGGACGCTCGCGGCCCGCTTTGAGCTGCTCCTGAGCCCCGTTGTAAAGCTCGCCCGGCGCAAGAGCGCAGCCGACTTCCGCGCGTTTAGCGAGGTCAGGCTCGGCGGCAACAACAGGCTGGAGCCCCTGGGCGAGGGCGGCGAGTTCAAGCAGGGCTCGTTCACCGAGGCCAAGGAGAGCATGCGCATTGCCTCATACGGCAAGCGCTACAGCTTGAGCTTCCAGGCGCTCGCCAACGACGACTTGGGCGCGTTCTCGCAGGTCAGCTCCGATCTCGCGACCGCCGCTGCGATGACCGCAAACGATCTCGTTCTCGACCTCATCGCCGCCAATCCGAAGCTCGGCGACAACAAGGCCGTGTTCCATGTTGACCACGGGAACTTGCTCACGACCGGCAGCGCGATTTCGGACACCTCGCTCGAAACTGCCGTCCTCGCCATGCGCCGGCAGAAGGGCATCGCGGGCGAATTGATCCGCGTCGATCCCAAGGTGCTCATCGTGGCCCCGGAGAAGGAAGTGGCCGCCCGCCGCCTCCTCGCTTCCGTCGCCGCTACCCAGGCCGACAAGATCAACCCCTGGGCCGGAGCGTTCTCGCTCATCGTTGAGCCTCGCTTCGAAGGGGCGGGCTGGCATCTTGTTGACCCGGCACTCGGCGACCTCGTGGACGCCTACCTCTCCGGCTTCGAAGGCCCGCGCGTCGAAACGCAACAGAGCTGGGAAAGCCTCGGCACCGAATGGCGCGTTCATATGCACTACGGCGTGGCCTTCCTCGGTTTCCGCGGCTGGCTCAAGGCGACGGGCGCGGCCTGATGATCGAGCCCACCGACATAAGCGACCCGTGCGCCCTGGCCGAGAAGCTTCGCGTCGCCCTCGCGAACCTCATCAGTGGCCAACAGGTCGCTGTTGTCGAGTTCGAGAGCGGCGCGGGAACGAAGCGGCGTACGGAGTTTCACAAGGGCGATGTGAAGGCGCTCCGCGAAGAGCTTGCGAAAGCCGAGGCCGCATGCCGGGCAAGATCGGGCGGGCAGAAGCCCGCCCGCGTCGTCCGGTTCATAACAAGCAAGGGAGTTTGAGAAATGCGGAACTACGTTCAGATAGGCGACACGATCACGGTAACAGTCACCGACGACGCTGGCGTCAAGAGCGGCGATGTCGTCGCCCTCGGAAGCCTCGCGGGTGTGGCTTACGCCGACGCAGCCAAGGACGCGCCCGTTGAGGTGCGTCTGGAAGGCGTGTTCGAGCTGCCGAAGCCAGCAGGCGCGATCGCTGCCGGGGCCAAGGTCTATTACAATCCGACCGACAAGGTTGCGACCACGGCAAGCTCTCACGGTACGACGCCGACCGTCGCTCACATCCCGCTCGGCCACTCGATTATGGCGGCGGGCGACACGGACGCGCTCGTTCGCGTTCGTCTCTTTCAGGGCTAGAGGCCGCCACGCTCCTTGTCGGCCTCTGGAGGGGCGGCGCGGTTTCACTGTCATGTCCGCGCCGCCCCTCTTGCCCTGCAACAGGGCGAAGTTCATAGCTAAGCAACTCAAGCCATGAAAGGAGCACCACTTGAAACCCAAGTTCAAATACCTCAGGCGCAAGCGCGGGAGAGCGGGAGACCGCGAACGGCTCTATTATGAGGAGCCGGGCAAGGCGCGCATCCCGTTGCGCGGCCCCGTAGGGAGCCCCGCGTTCCTCGCCGATTACGAGGCAGCAACGAAGGCCGCGCCTCTCCCGAAGCAAGAGCGGACCCAGCCCTACACGCTCGCCGCGCTCGTCCATGCTTACGAGTTCAGCCAGCATTTTCGGACGGAGATCAGGTCGTCAACGCAAGAGGGCCAGCGCCGCATCATGAAGCGGCTCGTTGACGCTTTCGGCGCGGGCGACGTTCGAACGATGCGCAAGGGCGACGTGGCCGCGATAGTCGAGAGCCTCAGCGGAGGCCCCTGCTCATCCCGAAACCTCCTCAAAGTTCTGAGCCAGCTCCTCAAGCTCGCCGTGCGCCTTGAATGGCGCGACGACAACCCGGTTCGCGACATGGAGAGGCCCAAAGCAAAGGGCACGCGGCATTGCTGGTCGGATACCGAGATCGCGGCCTTTAAGGAGCACTGGCCGGTGGGCACGCGCCAACGTCTTGCACTCGATCTCCTGCTCTTCACGGGGCAAAGGAAGGGCGACATTGTGCGCCTCACACACGAGAACTTGCGGGGCGGGCGGCTGCGCATCACGCAAGAGAAGACAGGCGTTGAGGTTGATGCCCCGCTCGCTGCCGAGCTTCGGGCGAGCATAGCGGCAACGCCGACGGGGCTGACCGCTGTCCTTGTGTCGTCTTGGGGAAGACCTTACGGGTCGAAGGCATTCTGCGGCGTCTTCAAGGATTGGACGCGGGCGGCGGGTCTACCCGATCATTGCTCAGCGCATGGACTGCGCAAGGCCTTCGCGCGAACGATGGCGGAGAACGGGGCGACGGCTCACGAGATCATGGCGGCGGGCGGATGGACCACTCTCACCGAGGTCGAGCGGTACACAAGGGCCGCCAACCGAAGCCGGCTCGCCGATAGCGGACTGGCTAAAGTCTCCCGAATGTGAAAACGATCCGCGTCTTGTTTTCAGATTGAGCTTTTAAGTCGTTGGAATAATTCTCTTATTTTTCCTTGCTGGCGATCCCGACAGGATTCGAACCTGTAACCCCCTGCTTAGAAGGCAGG